GGTGTTGGGATCCTGGCCCCCGGTCGTTGGGGGTTCCCCCCCATGATTCTCAGCCAAACCGTCAGACTGGTGTGGATCTGGTGTGACTTTCTCAGGCAACGCTACTGTTTGCTCCGTTTCAATCGCATTCGCGGCGGATACTACATCCGTTTCAAGACGAGCGGACTGCAACCCGGCAAGCTGATCCGCACTGATCGACGATGAGATATGCGTGGATCGGACATCGACCTTCTTCGATGTTGCGTACTCATCGCTGAACCTGGCACCTAGTAGCTTCATCGCTAAATGACCGTCGCCATTGGCTATTCCTTCGTTCACCGTACCCAACGCAAATGCTTGGTACTCGGACTCCGCCTGCCGGATTGCATCCGAAAGGTCGGAGTATCTCTTCGTCCAGTCGTAGAGGTTCGATGTCGGTATGGCGGCAAGCGCACATGCCCGCATAATCGGCAGTCCGCTTCTGATGTTCTTCAGCAATGCCTCAATTCGATCAGGCGTGTATCCCGTCCTTCTTCCGCACTTCACGCCACTACCGAGTTTGCTTTCCTGGTCGGCTCTTGCGGTCAGGACACTCTTCGGCATGGCGATAGGCGCATTGCGTAATGCCTCCAGCCTCGACGCTTTCGTCTCCTCGTCGATCTCGGTCTTGACGATGGGAACGGCTTTCTTCTTTGCCGTGGTTTTGCGTTTACCTGCCATCGTCGTTCTTATCTTCGAGTGCCTCGATCCTGCTGAGAAAGTCATTCAGGATTCTCTGCAAACCGGTTATCACTCTCTCCAGTTCATCTACCCGGCTACCGAGATTGTCGTCCTTCGGTTGCTCGCCGTTCATGCTTTCGCTTGTTGTTATTCCTGCCATAGATTCTCTCTTTTGCTCATGATCATAATTCACTTAAAATCGAACCAACCGACCTGACGAGAAGTGTTGAATTTTTGCTTAAAAAAGACCGCCTTGAGGATAGCGGATTTGGCGTCAGGCCGGTTGGCGTAAATTCTCCCCGCTGTCCCTGACTCTGGAGGTCTTTCAAGTCTCCATGAGTTTTGCCCAGTTCATGCGAGGAAGGTGGTGCCGAACATCGTTGCCCGGTTATCCCACCAAATTCGTTTGGTACGTTCATCGGAGGTGATTGTCGCCGCGTTTACCGGCTTTTCGGTTCTCGCTTGCACTCGGGCTTTTCAGCTTTTCCCAGTGCTTCATCTTCTCCGCCAAGGTCGTCTTGACGGTGACGACGTTACCGTTGCTGATTGCGATGATCTTCTTATCTTTCATACTATCGACCACTCGTAACCGTCCCATGATCGATGCAACGCATCGCGACTGGGACGGATTCTCGGCGGTGTAAACACTCGCCTTTCCCGTGAATACTCATCTTCTGGAAATTGAATCAGTCGAACATGTCGGGTAACCGGCGACTTCTTTCTCCGAAAGTAACCGGCGACTTTTCTCCGAGACTTCAGCCTGGGACGTTGAGCCAAACGGTTCCGATAATACTCCTCTCGCGCCTTCAGCTTTTCCGCCTCACCGTGAGGTCTGAAAAACGCTTTTAACGCTTCACATAATTCTTCATGACTATCGAATTGATATATCACCAGTCTAACCTCCAACCGTCTTATGCGTTTCTTGCGCCGCTACGGCATCCTCAGCGTCGTTTCTAGCCCCGGGGGTGTCTATACACCGGCGGATCTCTGCAAACGCCTCAGAAGCGATTTTTTGGAGTTCTTTCCATCGGTCATCGGTGACCGGTGGTCGCTTGGGCGTTTCACCGGGACGCTTGGGCGGCGAATACTTCGATGGTTTCTCGATCCCGGCAGCGAGTTGGCGGACATGGTGTTCCATCTGCTTCAAGTTCAAGTACTCCTTCTTGTCGGACGGCTTAACGATATTTCCGGCGATGTCGTACACACCTCGCTCCTCGATCTGCTGCATCTGTTCGCGGATCACCTCCAACTGTTGCTTGTAGGCATAGGCTTCTGATGAGGATAAAATTTTCATGATTTTGGACGACTATCGTATTATCGTATTATTCGTATATTCGTATAATCGTTTAATATGTTATATATTTATCTCTTAACGTATTGTCGTATATACGTATATACGTATATAACGTATTATAGGAAACTTTTTGCATTTAAGTTGTTGAGACATAACGATTAACAGATGTAATTTTATTTTTTTTCTACACGACGCTTGTAACTTTTATAAAAAAACGCAAACCGTCTGAACTGCTTTTCGTAGCTAGGTTTTGCCGTTCTGAGACTGTCCACCAGCTTGATTGCATGAAGCACTGACGAGTGGTGTTTACCCCACCATTCACCGATTGCCGTGGAGGTATAATTCTCGTAGCTCGCCAAGCGCATACACACGCTGCGAGGCCAGACCACCTCGTTGGTTCGTAGCTTCGATTTCATGTCTTTTAGCGGCACATCGAAGTACTCACTTGCAGCTTCTGCGAGGAGTTGTAGACCTCGGGTTGAACCCGGTGGTTCGTCGGGCCACTGATCGACTTTCTTTAATTTATCTTCCATAATTCTAGCGCAGGTTTTTCCCAGTCGCCCAATTGCGAGTGGCTTTTAAACACGGTTTTCACGACAACATACTTCCATCCGGCTCGGTCGAAATCGCGGATCATGTTCTCAATTATCCACACCTCCGAATCCAGGCGGCACGGGAAACTAAACGGAACGCCACCGAGGCGTTTAGCTTTCGCTTTCGTTACCGCTTTTTCCGTTAGGGACATATTTCCTCGTCTCTTGCCATAACTTGTTCGCAGCGGCGAATACGCGCCAACCACGCCTTAATTCGGCTGAATTCCACACTTTCTGAGCGACCGGCCTTGGCTCATCTCGATTTATCACCAGAGATATGCACATCGGATTTGGTCGCATCGTTTTGCGGTAGGCGGCGAGTTGATAGACGTATTCGTCGCGGAACTTCGGTTTGTTTTTGTACGCTTGTGTCTTGTAATCGATTAACACCAAACCTCGTATCCCACGCACCTCAGCCACCAGGTCAATTGTGCCGCCAAAACCCCAACGCTTACTCGTCACCGTCTTCTCAGCGGCGACTACTCGGATTAGGTTCTTATGCGTCCACCGAACATACGTTTCCAACCAAGGCCAGATCTCCGAGTCTTTCGACTCGTCGAACTCACCGAGGTTGAACTGTTCGATGGCATGATGAACCCGGTTCCCGAAATCCAGGATGTGATTCTTGTCGAGGTTACTCAGTCCATGCATGCGGTCGATGTACGCCTGGTCGGTCTCGTCGGCTATCCTCGGGTTATACATGCACTTACGGATCAACTGATCGCACTTCCAAGTCGTCAGATGAGGTTTCTCGATCATGCCCAGAACCCCGCTCACCGATGGCACCAGATTCTGTTTCCTCGCATCTTTCAGCGTGGTCGGTTTGCCGTTGGGCTGGAAGTGACACGCTTCACCGGTCATCGTGTACCAGTGTTGACCGGAGAGCGTGTTTTGCTTCGGTTCCGGGATGATCATCAGTTGTTCCTCTCAGCGTATGATTCCTGACAATTTTTGATGTAATCCGTTTTGTCGAAATCGCCGGTCGGTTTGAGTTCCTGATCGCTCGGCATGATGGTGCTGATGTTGGCCCATGTACGCTCACCTCGAACGTCGTGAGTGACGCTTACAAGCGCAGTCTTGCCCACGCATGATGCCTCCAGGTCAACGCCACCTTCGACCTTGACCAGCTTGATCTGCCAACTGTCCAGAAACGGTTTCAGTTTGCCTTTCTCATGCAACGTGACGTTGTACTGATCGGTCAGACGAAACGGTCTCCCGTCATCCATCTTCTCACCCGATTCAAAGATGAACCGAACCTTCTGCTTCGGACGCTGATCCTCAGCTTGCGGGTGGGGCGGACAAAGTCGCGCTCCAACCGGGCCAAGTTTCGGATCTTTATTCGGCTCAATACCGTAGGACTCGCCAACGTCAATTACGCCGACACACACTGCGACTTGCGGTTTCTTCGGGGGCAACTCCCCGCCGTTACTTTCACTTATTATCATATGTTTTCTTTCATTTGCGGTTCATCCGCTAAATTGGTTGCCCGGGGGGAAAAGCCACTAAAACCCCCCGGGCGGTGGCACGGTCATGATCCGTTCCGTTCCACCAAATCGCTTTCTCGTAAAATCTTAAACCAGTCATCAGCGCGGACAGTAATTAGCCAATCGCAACACTTCCGCTTGTGCGCCACCACCGGGATCTGTCCCGGCTTGGCATCTCGCACTGCCTGGTTCATCGCATCCTGCACGTTCAGTCTTTCCACAAATTTCACTTCATGATGAAGAGTTGGGAGACTCGGACACATAACGTCAGGACTGCCGTCAGGACAGTTTCCGACATGCTGCGCCGTTCGATAGGTGTCATCACCGAAACCTGCTTCCCGCAACTGATCGCGCCACATGCGCTCACCTCTCGCTCCTTTGTTCCTGCTGTTCATTCAATCCACATCTACTTCAATCTCCCAACTCTCGGGATGCGGCCCATCGACAACACCGGGTTGGTCGCCTGGTGTTCCTCGATCCATAATTTCTTCTTCCCGGATTGCCACTCAGCTATGTGCTGGGCTGCTTCTTTGATAAGTTGGTTTTGTTGCTGCCAAAATATCTTCTCCATGTGGGATCGGTGTTTGCGCTCATCGACAAAAGCGTCCAGGTCGGACTCAGCAATTCGGCGCAACCGCCCGATTTTTACGCTCGGGATCTTGTTCTGCTTAATTTTTCGCCTAACCGTCTTCACGCTGATCGACAATCGGTCTGCGACCTGTTGTGCGCTTAAATAATTCATGCAAACGCCAGCATGAGGATGGTTCCGATTGCGAACGCCAACCATAACGTGTGAGCGATGCGAATAGAGAGCGGTACCGGGTATATCACCTGGCGTTTTCTATTAGTTCCTCCAGCACTGAGGTCATGGTGCGTCGGGCGGATTCCGCCAACCGCCTGAGTTTCGCCCGGTGCCGCTCTGAGAGTTTGTAATGACATGATTTTTTTCCTTCCGTATTTTTACTCATATTTAGTGTATGTACACCTCAAGTTCTAAAATAAGCGGTGACCGTACACCGCTTGCAAAAAAAAGCGCAGTTACTCTCCTGCGCCTTTTGTGAGATTTCGAGAATCGTTTAAATTCAACACACCGTCCATGTCCAAATAGTTGACCATGTTCGTCTTGTCGTATTTATGGCAACCCTCTAAAAATTCGTTCAACCAGCTATTACTAATCTGTTCAATTCCGAGTTTAATGCGACCTTTGCGAGAACCGTCGATCTGGGTCGGATCATCATGCCACCACGCTTTAAAAAACCACAACTTGTGTCTGTAACGAGCAATAATAGCGTCTTTGTCTTTATAATTTGTAACGCTATCGACAAGATTGTCACTCAAAACTGACTGCCAACCGTCTTGTCGTTGGAGCCAATTTAGGCAATTTGTCGAGTTGTTACTCAACATGAATTCAACGCATTTTTCTGGGATCGTCCAACGCACAAATTCAAACTTGTGCCGCTCACCGTAATAGTCGGTTTGAGTTCGATATTCGTTCACCGTTTTTGCCGCGTCTAGCCGGTCGGGGTTGTCCTCCAATATTCCGAAGAGAACCTTCATCGTCTCAGCGTTTTGGCGCATTTTTACATATGGAGTATAGTTCGATCCTTCAAACCAGAACGATCCTCGAACCAGCTTGCCGCTCATCGTAAGCAACAAAAACACGGCAATTGCTATATAAAATTCGCGTCGTGTTGGCATACAATAAACTCGTCGGTTCGTGTCTTCGCAAGTGTCTCGGTGTTGTGCAGTGTCTCGATTCTGCTCCTCTCTTAACTTCAACGTATTCTTGTCCATCGCTTTATTATATTACTTGTGGTGGGACATTTGGTGTCCCAGTTTTCATTTCCGTTTATTACGCAGAAAAGTCTTCTGCTCAACTTTCCGTTTATCTTGAAAGTCTTCAATCAAGATTTCCATGAGTTCGCTCATCGTTATTTTGTTCTCTTTCGCCACTTCCCGCAAAACGTCCATGTCTTTCTCATGTCGCCACACGGTCAGTTGTTTTTTGCTCGGATCACGCTGATTCGGCATTTTTCGGGGCTTTCATTTTTCTAAAACAAGCAAGTGCTTCCCCAGACAAATAGGTGGATGTCCACCCACTGTCAACACCTGTGTCCACGTTGTCAATATTGTTTTCAAAAAAATTATCCTAATTGCAGGCTGAACTTGGTTTTCTTCACGGCAACATAGTAATCCAGCAGAACCTGGACGGTGTTGCCCATCATCTCCGCGACGATATGCACCGGGATATTCTGGTCGAGTAGCTGGCAAGCCCACTCTTTGCGGAGTTGGTATGCCGTAAATCCGAACTGGCGGAGCAGGTCATTCAGTTTCTTA